GTCATTGTAACAAGTAACAGACCAATCTTCTATTGTTCTATCTCCCGCTATTTTAATCGCTCTTCCTCTGAAAGGAACATTAAAACTAGGTACAGTCATACCTGGTAATGATGTTGAACGACATAAAAAAGCAAGGTCTTCTATTTCGCCACCAACTTGTGCGTAACCAGGAAAAGGCATTGTCACCTTAAACTGATTGGCTCTAGCGCCACCGCCTGCAAGTTTAGCTTTGAAGTCATTAATGTTTGCCATTTTTTATTTCTCCTCTACTAACCTGCTACTTCGTCAAACGAAACGCCGGTTCTTGTTGCTACGAAAGACAATGTGATAAAGTTGATACTTCTAGCTGGTTTAATAAATATCTCAGCTATAAATTCATTTCTATCAATTACTTCACCTGTGTTGTTAGTTTCATCACATACTACTAAAAAGTCTGTGATACCACGTCTACCTTGTACTTCTCTTAAAAAAGGTTCAACTATGTTTCTAAAGTTCGCTCTTGTAAATTCGTCATTAAATTCAAAGAGTTGGAATTTAGAAGCAGTAGATACTGCCTTCTCTAATACTATGAACAATCGTCTAACATTGATTCTATCAAAAGCACTCGGTGATGATAAACCAGTTTTATCTCCAAACAAGATTGTTCCTTGTCCTGAGAAAGTTGTAACTGGATTTACTCTACTTGTGTAAAGGTCATCTCTTTGTGTTTTTGTAGGGTTGTATGCTAATTTAGCAGCGCCTCTAATTACACCTCGGTTTAATCCTGCAGGTGAGAACCAAGCGTCAGCTAAAATGTCTGTTCTAGCAGCCAATCCAGCAATGTCTCCGTTTAATGGTACAAATCTGTACACATCACTATATCTGTCATAACAATATTTGTAACCACTATCAAATACAGCATAACTAGATGATCTGATTCCATTAAAGAAATCTAAAACATTACTTGTTTGTGTATTTGAGTTAGAAATATTAACAACATCACTTCTTTGAGGACTTGCAAAAACTACACAGTCTTTTCTGTTCTCAGCGATAGTAATTAAGTTATCAATATGACTAGCAGAACCACTTGGTCCAGCAATTATTAGTCCTACATCAACTGTATCAGCGTCGTTAAACTTCTCGTAAGAAGATTTTAATTCGCCGTCAGTAGCAGCAGTACCATCTAATCCACCAGATAATGATTCTTCGGTTGGTACATCAACAGCAGTAAATGTTGTTCCTGCAGCTGCGTTACCCCAATTGGTACCAGAAGTGTTATGATCCATCCAAAATATATAATTAGATTTATTACTAATTACTGTTGGATAGTAGTTAACATCTCCTTGTGGTGATTTTGCGTCAGAAGCTTTAGAAAGTTTAGAATAAGATTCTAAAACTGTTCCTGGTACTCCTGAAACTGATCCGTCTTCGTCAATAACAACCACGTGTATTTCATCGCCAGAGCCTGATCTTGTAGTAGCCCAAGCAGAAGTTCCTGGAGCGCCATCAACTTGATCTGCGTATCTCCATTTTCTTTTGATTCTTGCGTTATCTACAGCGGCAGTTATTAATCCGCCCTCGCCTCTAGGATGTTGTACAATAGTTACAACAGTTGAAGTAAGTCCAGTTACTCTATATTTTTCACCAGTAGTGAAATCTACGCCAGAAGCAGTTGAAGAAAACTCAATAACATCTCCGATATTAAGGTAACTTGTTGCGTCTGAATCAACAGTTATTGTTGTATCTCCAACAGCGGCACCGCCGTCTAGTTGTTGAGATACTGTTGTTGTTGCCCCAAATGCCGAAGCACTAGGACAAGTTACTACTTGAAGACTATTACCCCAAGCACCTGCTGATCTAGCAGCAAATGTTCCAACAGAGCCTTCGCCTGCTGAGTAATTGTCTTCGTAGTCTTGTTTGTTCTTTACTAATAAACCACTACCACCGGCAGTTGCGTTTACTTGGTTTGTTTGGCTAGCTCGTACTACTCTTAATGAGTTAGAATATTGTAGAAAGTTAGCAGCGCTGAAAAAATACTCAAAGTTATTTACATCAGGTTTACCAAAGGTATCTACAAGTTCTTGCTCACTAGAAATGGTAACAACTTCCTCTACCGGTCCTTTACTGAATTGTCCAGCAAATGCTCCGATTGAAGTTGATACAGCAGGAATGATTCTTGTTAAATCTCTTTCCTGTACGAGAACACCAGGTGATACTTGAAATGCCATAAGTTATTCTCCTCTAATTAGCTAATTTAGTTGTCATATTTGTTCAAAACTCGTATTATT